CACCGCTTGCCCCCAGTCGAATTCGCTGGGCGACATCTTCTCAGCCCTCGAGGACAAACGGCTTCAGAGGAAATCGCCACTTGATCGCGTGCGACCCGCTTGCGTTCTTGTATTTCTCGCCGGAGTCTTCGACCTTCCCGGCATTTTTTAGCTGGCTCATGGCCCGAGTGATCTGAGCACTCGTTAACGTGCAGCGCCGAGCGACCTCCTCGACGGCCAACGCCTCGCCGCGAGCATATTCGAGCACAGTCTCAACGAGCCGACCGTGTTTGAAGTGGAAGGCATTCGCACCTTCGGCCGCGCTCTGACTTGTGACCGGATCTGTCACACGAGCTCGCGGCTCTGATAGCTGGTGAGATTTTTCTAAACTGTTATTGCGCATCGCCGGACCTCGAAAGAGTGACAATACCGGCGGAGGAGCGTCGGCAATACTGGATGTATTGGCTATTCAAATCAATACCGCGCCGCAAATGAAACCGACGCAGAACAATACGCCGCCGCATATCGCGGAACCTAGCATCACGGCCCGCGAGTTCGCAGCGGCGTCCTCGTCCTCGAAAATAGGACCGTCGAACTCGCCCAGCTCCTCGAGGCCTGCGACGACTTCGTCCGCGCTCATCCCGGTTCGGTGGTAGGCGACCTGCTCGCATTCGTCGACGTTGTAGTGCTGGCGCCAGTCGGTCGGCAATTCCCAGTCGACGCTGACTTCATTATCTTTAGCGGCGCGCATGCCTGTCCAAGCGAACTCTACGTCACCCTCATCGAGAGGTCGTGACCTTGGCTTCGTCCATTCATTGGACAGTTTGGCTCCCTCGGCATGGGTTGTGACCGGATCTGTCACACGTCCCCTCGGATCTAACTGTTGATGGCCTGGTCTCCTCATGCCGGAATCCTGAGCGAGAACATATCGCCTTGATCTGCGACTCCGCGTAGATTGTCGCAAGCAACTCTAAAATAGGACTCCTTGAGCTCTGTTCCGATAAATTTCCGACCTATCTTCAGTGCTCCAAATCCCTCGCTTCCGATCCCCATAAACGGTGAGAGCACTGTGTCGCCTGGATTGCTCCACATAACGCAAGCCCTCTGGATAACATCCAGTTGAAGGGGGCACAGATGCCGCTCGTCCTTCCCCTCTCGAGCCAGCTTGACGTTTAGGACGTTGCTCTGTTTGATCGTCGTCCACACTGGCGATGCCCATTCCTGCCACTGATCCAGTGGGAAGTCTTCAGGCGTGTGAGTTATGGGCTCGGCGTTGTCTCCTGGCTTGATGAATGTCAAAAGGTAATCAGGCATTCCGCCACGAGACTTGGAACTGTCTTTTCGTAATTGCTTATAGAGCAGTCCAACGTGCTTGGTCCGGGTCATCTCGGTAACGGGACATTTCCATATCGTGCGCCGCGAATGCATGATCCATCCGGCCGCCTCGTGGGCTGCGATGATCTGTCCGCTGAAGTCTTTGATCCCGATCGCGCCGTCGCGCCATTTAGTTTTCGGGAGGTCGGAGCAATGGACAGCGGATATCCTTCCCGGCTTGGTGACGCGGAATTTTTCCCGAATCAGATGTGAATACTGTTCCAAAAACTCGCCGTCGTTCGCACAATTTCCCATATCTGCGGCACTGTCTGAGTAGACGAATAGATTCCCAAATGGAGGGGAATAGACAGAGAAGTCGATGCACTCGTCGGGGAACTGCTTCAACACCTCGACGCAATCACCGTGATATGCAGACCACACAGCACCTTGATCAGAGTTGATACATTTGATGCTCAAAACCCGCTCCTTTCACCGAACGCTGTCAGAAACGCCGAATTGAGTTCCCGATCACACATCTCCGAAAGTCTAAGTGCCACCGCAGAAACTTGCCTCGCCTCTTCCGCGATCTCACAATACTTATTCGCTCTGATCGATTCGAGCAGCTCCGAAACCTCTTCAGCGAGAACTCCGTATGCCTCGTGTGTTGATTTAAAGTCGCCATAACGATTCTCTGCATTGACCGCCTCATCAAGCACTAGATTCAATGACGATTGCAAACGCTGAATTATATCCATGATGGAATCACCCCCTTGTGAGTCGCCGTGTATGGCGTCCTAACTTCGCTGATTAAACCTATATTTCTCAACATTGAGTCGCGCATCTCTTCCTTCATCGACGCATGGGATTCCGCCTTTCGCTCGATCACGCGGCCGATAGTTTCTTCTCCCGCTGCGATCACAACATGGCATTCAACTTCGCGAGCCTGACCGAATCTCCACAGCCGGCGGATCGCCTGATACCAGCTCTCATAAGAGAATGAGCGACCGACGAACACAGTCCTGGCGCAGTGTTGCCAATTCAATCCGAATCCGCAGACACTCGGCTTAGTCACGATTACCCGCGCTCCACCTTCAGCAAACGCCGCGAGCGATTCCTCTTTCTGGTCGAGAGTATGTGAGCCTCGAACCTCGACAACGCCGCTAACTCCAGCAAGGGCTTTCATAATCGCATCGGCTTCGTAGTTGGTATCGCACCAGACGACCCACGACTCATCCGATTCGTTAATGACAAGCGAAGCGGCCATCGTTGCGCGTTCTATAGATGTCTGACGTTTCACTATGTGCATGTCGGTGGCGGAAACCTTCGTCGTCGCAAATAGCTCTCCGGGTGCGATGTCGATCAAACTCTCGATGTGATGCGACTTCGATACAAGCTCCGGCAATAAAAACCCTTTGTCAGAATGGCCGAGGTCACTCGGCAAAGATGCCATCCGGCACCAAGAAGCCATCCAGTCCCAAAAAGCCGAGACGCCGTGACGCTTCAGCCTCCACGATTGAGATGCTGTTGACGAGTCATTGATGAAAAACCGCGACAGCATCTCATTCGACTGCATGATCCCGCAAAACTCAGCTTGAGTTCCCAGCTCCATATGATCGTTAGGAGCTGGCGTAGCCGTTGCAGACAGTTTGAATCGGTGATCTTTGAATGCGTCGAGAATGGCTCGGGTCGTCTTTCCCGTGAACGACTTCAATACGCTGCTCTCGTCGAGCGCGACCGCGCCGAACTCATCAGGGTCGATCTTGTGAATGCGATCGTAATTGCATATGGATATGCCGTCGCGGACTTCTGACTGCTCTCGAATGACCGCAACATCATATCCCCATCGCTGGCCTTCTCGCTCAATCTGACGAGCTACTGCGAGCGGCGTCAGAATCAACGCCCGCCCGTTCGTCGCGGCGGCTGCGTGTTTGGACCATTCCAATTCACATGCAGTCTTTCCCAGTCCGGTGTCGAGAAACAATCCACCACCCCCTGCGCGTAGTAGAAACTCGACTACTTCAGACTGAAAAGGGAATAGATGGGGGGCGAGCTCCGGGACAGACTCCAGCCCCCGCATCCTCGATCTGGAAGTCTTATTCTCTAATAGCTTTATGTAGCGGCTCATCAGAGCTCCACCTGCCCCGAGGTGTCGATTCCCCGAGGCAGGTTTACTACTTCGCTCTCTCTGCCGATACATTCGGCACTTTCGACCGTGTCAAGAAACACGGAAGAACTGGGGTGGTTTCGCATATCAAGCATCCGAACGGCCGTGATGGTAATTGGCTGCCCAGTCAGTAGCGCGCTGAAACTTCGCGACATCTCGCCATGATGGCGATTGATCGCTGTCTAGGGTCGAATCTATCAAGGCCATATCTGCCTCAAGCAACCGAATGGCGTCGGCTATGGTCTCGCGCTGGTCTTTGATTGAATCAACTGGTCCCATGTAGTTCCCGCCTTGTCCGTTGTTTTGAATAACCTTAGCGAGCCGCTAATGTTAATACAAGGCGATCCATTGATATTTTCGAAGAAATGTAGCATTTTGCTAATCATGGATTGCAGGAAAGACAAAGTCGAGATCCGAAAGTGGATTGGGACACGTTCGCAGAAGGCAGCATCTCTCGAGTTGGGATGCCCTCCGGCTATATTGTCTAATTGGCTCTCGGGTAATCGTGAGATTTCCCAGGTCACTATGATTAAATGGTCAAAAATCACCGGCATTCCTTCGGCACTCTTCGCGATGAGCAAACTGGAACAATTAGAGTCGAAAACGATTGAATAGATACAAGCCGGGGGCGGTGTATTGCCGGAAGATTTCGACAGGTTCACGAAGGTTCCGAACGACATCCTCGCCGCGATGGCGCGGCCTGGTCTCACCGGAAACGAGCGCCAGATCTTGACGGCCGTCGCGCTCGCCAACTTCCGATGGCCTGAACCTCGGACGCATATCTCGTCTCGGTTCCTCGAGATCGCGACCGGCATTCATCGCCGTTCGGTCCGCCGAGCCCTCGACGATCTGGTCGAGAAAAAGGTCCTCGAGCACTCTCCAGGAATCGGAACGCGGGCCGGGAATTATCTCATCTCGGCCCCTCATCTTTGGGCTAGTGGGCGCACCACCGCGCCCACTACTAATACCACTACTGGGCGCACCACTGCGCCCACTACTGGGCGCGCCACTGCGCCCACTAGCGGAGCACCCCCTCGCCGGCCGTTCGCCCTAGTGGGCGCGCCAGCGCGCCCGCTAGTGGGCGCACCACTGCGCCCAAATAAGAGAGAGAGTAAGAGAGATCTATCTCCTAGTGAACTGCTCACCTCTGTAAACGCCGCTTTCGCGCACTACCCAAACCCGACGACCGGCCGACCG